AGTTATTAGCTGCAATTATTAGGGATTACACAGACCCAGACTATACATACGAGCCAGAAGAAGGTCGGGCAAGTGCTAAAAAATCTGACTACAGTATGGTTGAAGTTATTCCTGTTAGTGACCCTAATGCTGCTACTCTTTCACAAAGAGTTGTACAGTACCAAGCGGTTATTCAGTTGGCACAGATGGCACCACAGATTTATAACCTGCCGGTGCTACATAGACAGATGCTAGACGTCCTTGGTATTAAGCATGCAGATAAGCTTGTGCCGCTAGAAGAAGATCAGAAACCAACTGACCCAGTAACAGAGAACATGAATGCGCTTAAGGGTAAACCCTTAAAGGCGTTTATTTACCAAGATCATGAATCTCATATTAAGGTCCACCAGTCTGCTATGACGGACCCTATCGTACAGCAACTCATTGGGCAGAATCCGCAAGCACCTGTGATTATGGCGGCTATGCAGTCGCACATAGCTGAACACGTTGGGTATGCCTACAGACAGAAAATTGAGATAGCTCTTGGCGTTGCGTTGCCGAACCCAGAAGATGAAATGCCGGAAGACATGGAGAAAGAAATCAGTCGACTTATGGCTGAAGCAGCTCCGCAAGTCCTTGCGCAGAGTAAAGCAATGGTTGCGCAACAGCAAGCACAGCAGAACGCACAAGACCCGATACTACAGTTGCAGATGCAAGAGTTGCAGATTAAGCAAAAAGAAGTTGCACTAAAAGAGAAGAAACTAATGGCAGACGCAGCGGCTAAAGCTGACGAGCTTGAGATTCAGAAACAGAAAATTGAGTCAACCGAAAAAATAGCTGGTATGAATGCGACGCTAAAAGATTTACAGGCTAAGCAAGCGTTACAAGCTAGACAAGAAGAATCAGGCGCTAAGTTAGGTTTAGATTTAGCACATAAACGTGCACTTTTACAACAACCTAAGAAAACGGAGAAATAATGGATTTACCAACACTTGATTTTGCAAAATCATTACGGGATAAGCTCCGTGTGGATATGAACAATTTCACTGACGATTTGGCTAATGGTCAGTGCACTAGCTTTGAGCAGTACAAAGAACTTTGCGGGGTGATTCGAGGTCTAGCCTTTGCAGAGCGTCATTTAATAGACCTCGCTGAAAACCTAGAAAGAGCCGACAATGAGTGAAATACTTGATTTACCGGAAAAAGAATTGGTCTTGCCGCCGGGAGTAAAACCCCCAAAAATAGATCATGAGTATGAAAATGCTGAACAGAAAGCCCAGTCAATACCTGACCCTAAAGGTTGGCGTATTCTTTGCGCTTTGGTTGAAGCAGGTGATACGTTTGATAGTGGTATTTTAAAATCTGAGCAAACAGTCAAGATTGAGGAAATTACTTCCCCTGTTTTGTTTGTTGTAAAGATGGGACCAGATGCCTATAACGATACGGATAAGTTTCCTGATGGTCCGTGGTGTACGGTTGGCGACTTTGTAATAACACGTCCATATACCGGGACGCGCATCATGATTCACGGTAAGGAGTTTCGCTTGATTAATGATGATCAGGTCGAAGCAACAGTCGAAGACCCACGCGGCATTAGACGCGCTTAATAGGAGAAACATATGGCAGAGAACGACGAATTTAAATTTCCTCATGAACTTGAGGAAGACGACACCGTAAACATTGATATTTCCGATGAAACGGACGTTGAGATAGAAATTGAAGACGATACCCCTGAAAGAGATAGGAGAGCGGTACCCCTTGATCGTGAGGTAGAAGACCCTACCGACGAGGAGATTGAGTCTTACGGCAATAAAGCACAAAGCCGTATTAAACAATTAACTCATGCACGGCACGATGAAAGACGTGCTAAAGAAGCAATTTCTCGTGAAAAGACAGAGCTTGAGAATATGACTCGGGCTATTATGGAAGAAAACCGTAGGCTTAAAGAGTATGTTAATTCTGGGCAAGCTAGTTATGCTGAGAATCTACAAGCTCGAGCTGAAGCAGATATGGAAATGGCACGGCGGGGCTACAAGGAAGCGCAGGAAACTTATGATGCCGACGCTATGCTTGCAGCACAGGAAAATTTGACAGAAGCTAAGATGAAACTTGAAGCTGCAAAAAATTTTAGACCAACCCCTTTACAAACCGAAGAAAATGCTGTACAAATACAATCATCGGCACCGGAAGCACCCCAACTTGATGAAAAAACCTTGCGCTGGCAAGCAAAAAACCAGTGGTTTGGGTCGCCGGGATACGAAGAAGTTACGGCCTTTGCACTAGGGCTGCACCAAAAACTAGTTGCCACCGGGGTAGACCCCCGCTCTGATGGATATTTCGATCAAGTAAATGGTCGCTTAAAGCAGGTGTTTCCTGAGATGTTTGGAAACTCTGATAGAAATACTAAATCCGCTGAGTCAAGCAGAAAACCGGCAACGGTTGTTGCATCGGCTTCTCGATCTTCGGGAACTAAAAAAGTGATTAAACTAACCGCTACGCAAGCACGCTTAGCAGAGAAGTATGGTTTAACACACAGACAATATGCAGATGAAGTACTTAAATTGGAGAGAGCAAATGGCTAATACTAGAACACCTCGGGAGTTAGAAACCCGCGAAAAAACACAAACTCGTTATGTTTATAAACCAGCGAGTACTTTACCGGAACCGGCACCGGACCCAGATTATGACTTCCATTGGATGGCTATAACTGTTAACGGGCAGGAAAATTCATCTAACATATCGCAAAAACGACGTGATGGTTGGGTACCAGTAAAGGCAGTAGATTACCCTGAATTAGAAATAGACCCTAACAAGAATGGCGAAGTTGAAAATGGTGGTTTGCTTTTATGCAAAATACCAAAAGAAATGAACCAAGCTCGTAGAGACTATTTTCATAAAAAGGCACAAAACCAGATGGATTCTGTGGACCATAGCTTTTTGAAACAGAGTAACCCAGATATGCCTTTGTTTGCTGAGCGTAAAAGCACAACAACTAGAGGACGTGGTTTTGGTGGTGGTGAAAAATGATGTTTAACTTTTAATGGAGATTTAAATGGCAGCTTATCCTGTTGTTTCAGGCCCGTATGGGTTTAAGCCCGTTAATCTTATCGGTGGTCAGGTTTTTTCTGGGTCGACTCGCAATTTGCCGATTCAGTACAACTACGGCACCGCTATTTATTACGGCGATTTTGTAAAATTAACAGCTGGTTACGTAGAAATCCTAGCTAACACTATTTCCAGTAACGTGGCAATGGGTGTTTTCTTGGGTTGTTACTATACCAATCCTACAACTAAAAACCGTCAGTTTTCGCAATACTATCCCGGCAATATAACAGCTGGCGATATTACTGCAATTATTTGTGACGACCCAGACACCGTATTTAGGGTAGCAGTAACTACTACCGCAGGTGGTTCTACAATTGGCTCAGCTTCATCAATTCTTGTTGGTCAAAACATGGCTGGTAACACAGCTACAGGTAACGCTACTTCTGGTAATTCTTATGGTGCTGTAGTTGGTGCTTCTAGTTCTACTGGTAATTTCCGTGTAATGAACTTAGTTCCTGACACACAAATTAGCCTATCAAGTACTTATGTATCCGGTGGTGCTGCCGCAGCAACTTCTGTTGTTGTGTCTGGCTTACCTGTTGGTGCATTCTTGCCAATCGGTACTGATGTGTTTAACTTAGTAAGTGGTCAGTTGCAGTTTACTGGCGCTACATTAAGTGCTGCATCAACTGTTACAACAACCGGCAACACAACTTTAACTGTTACTGCTATTACAACGCAAGTAGCTGGCACTGTTGCGTTAGTTGAAACCCCAGAGGTACTCGTTAAGATTACTTTTGGTGCTCACCGCTACTACGTAGCTTAACCCTAGGAGATATTTAAATGGCTATTTCACGTGCACAACTATTGAAAGAGTTGCTCCCGGGCTTGAACGCTTTGTTCGGTTTAGAATATAAGCGGTATGGAGAGCAACACAAAGAAATCTACGAAACAGAGAAATCTGAGCGTAGCTTTGAAGAAGAAACAAAACTGTCTGGTTTCTCAGCCGCTCCTGTTAAAAACGAAGGCTCTGCCATCGCTTATGACAATGCGCAGGAAGCTTTCACAGCTCGTTACAACCACGAAACAATCGCTTTAGGTTTTTCAGTAACTGAAGAAGCAATCGAAGATAACCTCTACGACGCTTTATCAGGACGCTACACTAAAGCATTAGCTCGTGCTATGGCTTACACCAAACAGGTTAAAGCTGCTGCTGTATTAAACAACGGATTCTCCTCCGCTTATCCCGGTGGTGATGGTGTTGCTTTATTTAGCACTTCTCACCCATTGGTTAACAGCAGTACTAACAGCAACACTTTCACTACTCCTGCTGACTTGAATGAGACTTCTTTAGAAGCCGCTGTCATTCAAATTGCTGCTTGGACTGATGAGCGTGGTTTGTTAATTGCTGCAATGCCACGTAAGTTGATTATTCCGCCAGCATTACAGTTCGTTGCTACTCGTTTATTAGAAACTAACCTCCGTGTTGGTACTACTGATAACGACATCAATGCATTGAAGAACAACGGTTCTATCCCAGAGGGTTATACAATCAATAACTATCTAACAGATACAAACGCTTGGTTTTTATGCACCGATGTACCTAACGGTATGAAACATTTTGAACGTATGCCTTTGTCTAACAACATGGACGGCGACTTCGATACAGGTAACGTACGTTACAAGTCTCGTGAGCGTTATTCATTCGGTTGGTCAGACCCATTAGGAATGTTCGCTTCACCCGGAGCCTAAGAAAAAGGGGAGATAAAACTCCCCTTTTTTATTTTTTGTAGTATGATTAGTTATCTGGGTAATTCCAGCTTATTAAACTGCCCCAGCAGACGATATACCGATTAATAGGCTTAACTTGTATATAGGAGAATCCTCATGGGTTTCGCTTCGCACTTAGGTCCTTGGCTGTTAGGTACCGTTAAAAACACATCTGGCACAACTGCTGGAACAATACGCAACATGGGTAACACCATAGTGTCTCAATCTGTTGCGATTCTTTATACCGATATTACTGCCGGAACAACCGCATTTACAATCCCTGCTGGTTCACAAATTTTATCTGCTTCGTTTAATACAACTGTCGCTTACGCAACTACTACACCTACATACGCTTTACTTGTAAACGGTACAGCTATTAACACCGCAGCTAACGGTAGCGTATTTACTAACACAGGTATTGTTAACTTGTTGCTTGGTAATAACAACGCAGCTGGCGCCGTGCTTTGTGCTAACGTAGGTACAGGCGATGCGATTATTACATTTACTCAAGCTAACGTAACAGCTACTTCAGGTGCTGGTATCTTAACTATGACTTATGTAGTTCGTGATTCTGACGGTAACGCTAATCCAAGTCAGGTTTAATTAATCTGGGGGTTCGCCCCCTTTTATTTTAGGAGATTAATTATGGGTATGCAAACCGATGTACAAGCAAGTGCTGTATTAACTGCTAGTGGGCAAATTACTGACCAGAACAGTAATAATCTTGGTCGTTCTCGTATTAAAAGTATTTACATTGTTCCGTCTGGAACTGCGGGAAGTGTGGTATTTAAAGATAATGGTTCTAGTGGTGTAACACGCATAACCATTAATACTGTAGCTTCTGCAACGCAACCAACATATGTATTACTTCCCGGTGAGGGGCTTTTATTTCAAACTAATATTTACGCAACTCTAACAAATATTGGTTCGGTAATGGTGTTTTATGGCTAAGAAAAAAGGTCCGTCTCTTGCTATTGGTAGGGGTGAGAAGCTACCTGTATCTAAAGGGGCGGGCCTTACCGCTAAAGGCAGAGCTAAGTATAATGCGGCTACGGGGTCTAATCTAAAGGCTCCTCAGCCACAAGGCGGCGCAAGAAAGAGGTCATTCTGCGCTAGGATGTCAGGGATGCCCGGACCAATGAAAGACGAGAATGGCAAACCAACTAGGAAAGCCGCATCATTAAAAAGGTGGAAATGTTAATGAAAGACATATTTAACAGTTTGGACGACAACTTAAAGTATGTAATTGATGCTTTATCTTTAGCAACTGTATTAGGAACATTGATGGATATGCTACCCTCTATTGGCGCTTTATTTACTATAATTTGGACGGCTATCCGTATCTATGAAACTAAAACAGTTCAAGGCTGGTTAGGAAAAAAAGATGCCGAGCAGCAGTAAAAAGCAGCACAATTTTATGGAAGCAATTGCTCATAATAAGGCATTTGCTAAAAAGGCTGGCGTACCACAATCGGTAGGTCGGGAATTTGCAAAAGCCGATAAAGGCAAAACTTTTAAAGAGGGTGGAATGATGAAACATAA